ATACAATGGCAAAACCAGCAAGTAGACAACAACTAATTGATTACTGTTTAAGACGGCTGGGTGCCCCTGTATTGGAGATTAACGTTGATGATGACCAAATAGACGATTTGGTAGACGACGCCCTACAGTACTTCCAGGAGCGCCATTTTGACGGCGTTGAAAGAATGTATTTAAAATATAAGTTTTCTCAAGCAGATTTAGACAGAGGAAAGGCAAAAAACACAAATGGGGTAGGAATTGTAACTACAACAGCAACATCAACAAACATTAGTGGATATGGAACTGTCACTTCAAATTTTTATGAGACTTCTAATTTTATTCAAGTTCCAGACTCTGTAATTGGAATTGAAAAAGTTTTTAAATTTGATACGAGTTCAATTTCTGGTGGAATGTTTAGTATTAAATACCAACTATTTTTAAATGATCTTTATTACTTTAACTCTGTTGAACTTTTACAATATGCTATGACAAAAACTTATCTGGAAGATATTGACTTTTTATTGACCACAGATAAACAAGTTAGATACAATAAAAGACAAGACAGATTGTATTTGGATATTGACTGGGGAGCACAAACCGTAGACACATATTTGGTTCTTGACTGTTATAGAATTTTAGATCCCGATACTTATACAAATGTATATAACGATAGTTTTCTAAAAAAATACTTAACAGCACTGATTAAGAGACAATGGGGTCAAAACCTTATTAAGTTTAGAGGAGTCAAACTTCCTGGAGGAATTGAACTTAATGGTAGAGAAATTTATGAAGATGCTGAAAGAGAATTGGAAAGCATTAAACAAGTGATGGCACTTGAATATGAACTTCCACCTTACGACTTTATTGGATAATGGCATTAAATCCCTTTTTTCTTCAAGGATCTCCTAGTGAGCAGAGACTCATACAAGATCTTATTAATGAACAACTTACAATTTATGGTGTAGAAGTAACTTACATTCCAAGAAAATTTGTAAGAAAGCAAACTATCATTGAAGAAATTCAATCATCTAAATTTGATGATAATTTTTTAATTGAAGCGTATGTTAATACATATGATGGATATTCTGGAGCTGGAGATATTCTTACAAAATTTGGAATGAGTTTAAGAGATGAACTAATAATTACAATATCAAAAGAAAGATACGAAGACTTTATTGCTTCTTTTTTGGTGGCGATGCCAGAAGATGAAATTGAGTTGGCATCTAGACCTCGTGAGGGAGATTTAATTTATTTTCCATTAGGACAACGATTGTTTGAAGTTAAATTTGTAGAACATGAGCAACCATTCTATCAATTGGGTAAAAATTATGTTTATGAGTTAAAATGTGAATTGTTTGAATATGAAGATGAAGTCCTCGATACTTCTATTGATGAAATTGATACTACAATTCAAGATACAGGATTTATTACAACACTGAATTTAATTGGTTTGGGTAGAACAGCAACTGCTACTGCCAACTTGGGTGACAGATATATTAGTGAAATATTCATAAACAACGATGGAAGTGGATATACTGGGACTCCCATTGTTTCAATCTCTACTGCACCAACTGGGGGAATTAATGCTACTGCTGTTGCTATTACAACAAACAAAGCAGGAATTTATTCTATAGATCGTATTCTTTTGACCAACGCAGGATCTGGATATCAATCTCCACCAACAATTACAATTAGTGGCGGTAATGGAGTTGGAGCTGCGGCAACATGCTCTATTCAAAGTACAGATTATGGAATTATATCAATCAATATATCAGACACTGGTGTTGGATATTCAACAATACCAAATATAACTATTTCTGGTCCGGCAGGAATAGGATCTACAGCATCCGCAATTGCCGTTGTTAATGGCGATACTCAAATATCTTCAATTAGAATTGTACGTTCCGGAATTGGTTATACACTTGGCGATTCTCCAACTGTCACAATAGCATCTCCACCACTAATTACTGGTATAGGGACATATAATTTTAATGAAGTCGTAAGAGGATTAACCTCTGGAACCGAAGGAAGAGTAAAATCCTGGGATTCGGATACTAAAGTTCTCAAAGTTTCTCTTGTGGGAATTGGAACTACGGTTAGTGGATTTATGCCAGGTGAAATTATTGTTGGCACATCATCAACAATATCAGCAGCATCAACCTCCAACGGTTATGCCATTTATACTGTTAAATCTTACGATAACAGAGACATATATGATAAATATGAGCAAAACGATGAAATTGAAGAAGAAGCGGATACCTTCCTAGATTTCTCTCAGTCCAATCCCTTTGGCAATTACTAATGTTAGGAACTTATTTTTATCACGAAATATTGAGAAGAACGGTTGTTTCATTTGGAACACTATTTAATGACATTCACATACGTCATAGAAATTCTACTGATGGTGAAATAAGTGATATGCGTGTGCCTCTTGCATATGGACCCATTCAGAAATTTTTAGCAAGAATTGAACAACAACCAAATTTGAATAAAGCAACTCAAATATCCTTGCCAAGAATGTCATTTGAGATGAATTCTATTCAATATGATCCTACAAGAAAAGCGGGAGTGACTCAAACTTTTAAGGTATCGGATGGAACAAACTTAAAAAAAGTTTTTATGCCAGTTCCTTACAATATTGGATTTGAATTAAATATTCTCTGTAAGTTAAATGATGATGCTCTTCAAATCGTTGAGCAAATTTTACCCTATTTTCAACCAGCATTTAATCTAACAGTTGATCTTGTAGATTCAATTGGAGAAAAAAGAGATATAAGTGTTGTTTTGGATAGTATCTCATTTCAAGATGATTATGAAGGAGATTTTTCAACAAGAAGGGCACTAATTTATACTTTACAATTTACTGCCAAAACTTATATGTTTGGTCCTATTGCAGACACCACCGATGGGCTCATTCGTAAGGTTCAGGTTGATTATTATGCAGATACGAATAGAGAAACTGCCAAAAGAGAATTGAGATACACTGCTACACCAAAAGCACTTAAAGATTATAATGATGATAATGTTGCCGTTTTAAGAGAACCTTTAACTAAGACGGAAACAAGAATTTCAGTCAGCACTTCTTCTGGATTGGCAGTTAATAACCGAATAATTATTAATAGTGAGATTATGAAAGTAACTGAAATTATAGATGGAACGACAATTATTGTTAAAAGAGGATATGATGGAAGTAGTATTACAACTCATTTAGAAAATACTTCTATTGATGTCTTAACACAAGCAGATGATAATCTGATTGATATTGATGACGATTTTGGATTCAATGAAAATAGATACTCATTTACAGATTCTAGAGATTATAGCCCATCTAGAAACATAGATATTTAATAGTCTGGTGAAATTATGACAAATAAGTTTGAAAAGATTGATCAAGCACTCAATGTTGAGAGTAATATTGTTGCGGTTGAATCTGATTCAGAACTATCATTAAGTGTTAGAACAACAAATGATGATATTAAAAAAGACTATGAATACACTCGTGCTAATTTATACTCATTAATTGAAAAAGGTCAAGAAGCAATTAATGGAATTATGGAACTTGCCGGAGAAGGTGGCAGTCCAAGAGCGTATGAGGTTGCTGGTCAATTAATTAAGTCCGTTGGAGACGTTACAGACAAACTTATAGATCTTCAGAAAAAACTTAAAGATGTTGAAGATGAGTCAGTAAAGACAACCAACAATGTGACAAACAATGCTGTTTTTGTTGGATCAACATCAGAATTATCAAAGTTACTCAAACAAGGTTTTCTAAATAATAAAGAGTAGTAGATTTTTTTAATGGGTTGGTCTAAAGATTATAAGAAGTCAATAGATTGTGATAATCCTCAAGGATTTTCACAAAAAGCTCATTGTGCTGCCCGCAAAAAAAGAGCATCAGGACAAGAGACTAAATCAAAGTCTCCATTTTCAGAGGCAAAAGATCAACTGACTTTTACAAAGTTTACTCATAAAACAAAGCATTTACCAAAGTCTCAACATCAACTTGACCCTAATCTTGACCTTAAACAGTTGGTTTATCATTCTACAAAACAATATGTTGATAGAGATGCTGATGGTGATGTAGATGTTTATGATAATCCAAAGAAGAAGACTCCAGATGAGAATGTTCAAAGTGCCCCAGAAGGAGCACGTGTTGCTTCACAAAAATTAATTGCTAAACAAAAGGGTGAATTAAAGCACACCAGAGTTGGAATGGCATATGAAGAAACCAAATCTGGAGATGAAGGACTTCGTGATTGGTTTGGAAAATCTAAATCATCCGATGGAAAAGCAGGATGGGTACAATTAGGTGGTAAATGGGCAGGTAAACCTTGTGCTCGTCAA